CACTATGATGTTGTCAGGGCGGCGTCGCCGTCAGACCTTGCGGAAAAGCTGACACACAAACTGAAAGAGGGCTGGCAGCCATATGGCGGACCGGTTGCCATTACGCCGTACACACTGATGCAGGCGGTGGCTATTGAAGGAGATCCACAGGTCGGCCCTTCATCTGAGCCGGACTGGTTCTACGTGGTTGTGCTTGCCGGACAGTCCAACGGCATGGCCTACGGTGAAGGGCTTCCGTTACCGGATTCTTACGATGCTCCGGATCCGCGCATTAAACAGCTGGCGCGCCGCAGCACGGTAACTCCGGGTGGAGAGAGTTGTACGTATAACGACATCATCCCGGCTGACCACTGTCTGCATGATGTGCAGGATATGAGTACGCTGAATCATCCGAAGGCAGACCTGAGCAAAGGGCAGTACGGCTGTGTCGGCCAGGGCTTACATATTGCCAAAAAACTGCTTCCGTATATCCCGAATAACGCGGGGATCCTGCTGGTACCATGCTGTCGTGGTGGTTCTGCATTCACCCAGGGCGCTGAGGGGACATTCAGTGCGGACACGGGGGCCAGCCAGGATTCGGCACGCTGGGGTGTGGGTAAACCGTTATATCAGGACCTGATTGCGCGCACTAAAGCTGCATTACAGAAGAACCCGAAAAATGTGTTGCTGGCGGTGTGCTGGATGCAGGGAGAGTTTGACATGAGCGCCGCCACCTACGCACAGCAACCTGCGCTGTTTACAGCCATGCTGAAGCAGTTTCGTGCTGACCTCACTGTGTTTAACGCGCAGTGTCATGGTGGCAGTGCTGTAAATGTGCCGTGGATTTGTGGTGACACGACGTATTACTGGAAAAATACATACGCTACCCAGTACGACACCGTGTACGGCGGGTATAAAAACAGGGAGAGTGAGGGCGTTTATTTTGTGCCCTTCATGACAGACGGTAACGGCGTCAATACCGCCACTAACGCGCCGGCAGAAGATCCGGATATTCCGGCATCAGGATATTACGGTGCGGCATCGAGAACGAATGGAAACCAGGTATCATCAAACCGCCCGACACATTTCAGTTCATGGGCGCGCAGGAGCATTATTCCGGATCGTCTGGCAACTGCTATTCTGAACGTAGCCGGGCGCACCTCAGCCTTCATCAGTGGTAAGGCACCGGAAATCAAACCCTCGCCCGGCGGCGACACGCCATCGGGTCCGTCTGCAGATACGTCCGTTCGCACAATCTCCCTGCTGCCGACAGCCGGAGAGGCTGCTGCGCAGGGCTGGACCATTAAGGACGGCGGAATTCAGTTGTCGGGTGGTGTATTTAAGATCGCCAAGCAGAGCAATAAAACCTGGGCCCTGACGCGCCCGGTGGATGACGCAGTCTCCCTGCTGACACGGGGTGGCAGACTGAGCTGTAAGTTTCGACTGTCAGGCGCACTGACCAACAATCAGTTCGGTCTGGGAATTTATCTGTATACCGATGTAGCGTTACCTGACGTCGTGGCGATGACCGGGACTGGTAACCCGTTCCTGATGTCGTTCTTCACCCAGACCACAGACGGCAAACTGAATCTGATGCATCACAAGAAAGCAGGAAACACAAAGTTGGGCGAGTTCGGGAATTACAGTAACGACTGGCAGACGCTGGAGCTGGTGTTCACCGCCGGCAGTGCCACGGTTACTCCGAAACTGAATGGAGTGGCTGGCCCGGCATTCCAGGTCATAAAAGACAGTCTGACACTGGGGCTGAATGCGCTGACGCTGACGGATATTACCAAAAATGCAGCGTATGGCGTTGAGATAGAAAGTCTGGTGCTGGAGATAAATGCACCGGCATCATCATAAAAAGTGAGCCAGTCAAATGGAAGGTATCGTTAAACTCACCGGTAGTGTCAGTGGGTCGTCTGAGATGCCTGCATGAGTTATCAGAGCCATCAGTACTTAACTGGTGGCTTTTTTTATTGTTGTCAGCTTCCGGATAACGGGAGACGGGGTATGTACCAGATGGAAAAAATCACAACAGGTGTGTCATACACCACGTCAGCGGTGGGAACGGGCTACTGGTTCCTGCAGTTGCTGGACAGGGTTTCCCCGTCTCAGTGGGCGGCAATAGGCGTGCTGGGGAGTCTGCTGTTTGGGCTGCTGACATATCTGACTAACCTGTATTTCAAAATCAGAGAGGACCGTCGTAAGGCTGCACGGGGAGAGTAATTCAATGACTCAAAACTATGAACTGATTGTGAAAGGGATCCGCAATTTTGAGAATAAAGTTACGGTAACTTTAGCGTTACGGGACAAAAAACGCTTTGACGGTGAAATTTTAGACCTGGACATCTCGCTGGACCGTGTTGAAGGTGCCGCGCTGGAGTTTTATGAGGCAGCAGCCAGAAGGAGCATCAGACAGGTCTTCCTGGATGTTGCTGCCGGGTTATGTGAAGGGGATGAGCAGTCGCCGGAAAAGCGCCCCGTAATTTTAGAGGCGCAGAATGTATGGATAACCTACAAAGGAAAGCTACCAGGAAGAATTACTGGTTCTCTGAAGACTCCTCCGGAATCACAACCTTAAGTCACTGACCGGAACAGATAAACCTGTCCGTGGGCAGAAACCGATAAATCCTGATAAATATCCATGAACGCAAAAATCAGATACGGCCTGTCGGCTGCCGTTCTGGCGCTGATTGCCGCTGGTGCGCCTGCGCCTGACATTCTCGACCAGTTTCTGGATGAAAAGGAAGGTAACCACACCACGGCATACCGTGATGGCGCGGGTATCTGGACCATCTGCCGCGGTGCCATCCTGGTGGATGGCAAACCTGTCGTTCCGGGCATGAAGTTGTCGAAGGAAAAATGCGACCGGGTTAACGCCATTGAGCGTGATAAGGCGCTGGCATGGGTGGAGAAAAACATCAGAGTGCCATTGAGTGAACCCCAGAAAGCGGGGATCGCGTCATTCTGTCCGTACAACATTGGTCCCGGTAAGTGTTTCCCGTCGACGTTTTACAGACGAATTAATGCTGGCGATCGCAGGGGAGCATGTGAGGCGATTCGCTGGTGGATTAAGGACGGTGGCAGAGACTGCCGTATTCGTTCAAATAACTGCTATGGACAGGTCTCACGGCGTGACCAGGAGAGCGCGCTGGCGTGCTGGGGTATCGACAGATAAGCAGAATATTTTGCTGAAAATAAGGCATGGCCACGCGGGCGGATAACATGAAATCCTGCGAAGTGGCGAAACGTAAGTGAATAAAAGTAAAAACCCCGTTTGTTGGCAGCAAGCGGGGTTTTGTTTTTATGGCAGTAAGCTATGGGAGGCTGCCTTGATTGATTTTAGCAAACTGATTCGGGAGATTCGAGTGATGGCTGAAAAATTATCCACCTGGAAGTTCATTCTTATCTGGCTGGTGTTTGTGATTATGGCCTCCGGTTATTTCATCGGTCAGATACGCTGGTGGTGAAATGAACCGCGTACTGTGCGTGGTCATCATTGCCCTGCTGGTGGCCTGTGGTGCGCTTAGTCTGGGGCTGAATCATTACCGTGATAACGCCATAACCTACAAAGAGCAGCGCGATAAAAAAGTCAGTGAGCTGGAGCAGGCAAATGCAACCATTACTGATATGCAGCAGCGCCAGCGTGATGTTGCTGCACTTGATGCCAGATACTCGAGGGAATTAGCCGATGCGAGAGCTGAAAATGAAACTCTGCGCGCTGACGTTGCCGCTGGTCGTAAGCGCCTGCGGATCAACGCCACCTGCCCCGGTACCGTGCGTGAAGCCCCCACCACCTCCGGCGTGGATAATGCAACCGGCCCCCGACTGGCAGACACCGCTGAACGGGATTATTTCACTCTCAGAGAGCGGTTGATGCTGATGCAGAAGCAGCTGGAAGTGGCGCAGGAATATATCCGCACTCAGTGCCTGAAATAAGTTTTGCTGATGCGCGGTATTGTCGCCGTATCCCCGCATTAACAGAGACCGCAGCCCGACCGGGAGACTCCTCTGCGCGAGTGTGCGGGGATAATCAAAAACGATACACACCGGGGTTTACCGCGTTAACGGAGCGCGGCGTTGTCCCCTCATAGTCGCCTGTCCGGTGCGATGGTGGAAGAAAC